CTTTGATGTTGGCAACATCCTGATATCCTTCCCGTTTCAGTCCTTCGTCATAGCAGCAAATGACCAGCGCGAAACTGACGATCTGCGGACTGTCTTCCTTCGGTATCTCCCCCTCTGTCATTTGGACGAGAATATAAGGACACGGCGCCGATGCAAGGTCTGCGTCAACGTCGTTGTCTTCCGGAACCGGTAAATCCTGCTTATAGAAAGTTAGTTCTTCCCGTCCTTCCTGTCCGACATATTTCTTCCCCTTGAACAACGTTTTCAGTTCGTCGATGAGCGCATCCTGGCAAAGCTGCGGCGTCCGACCAATACCGGCCATTTCAACCATTGTTCTGTAGTCTGCCACGTCTTACCTTCCTTTCGCCTGCGCCAACTCCAACACCCGGTATGCCCGCGTGATCAAGGCGTCCATGAGATAATCTTCCGCTCCCGGTTTCACTTCTGGCCAGATGGTATTGTGCATCGCCGTTGCCGACGGCGAACCCATGGTCATGAGTTTTTCTACTCTTCCATCCCTGGTTGTCCATCTCGGTACTTTACTACGAAATGTTTCCCTGTTTTCAGAATTTGACCCAATCACCCTTTGCACCATGCCAACGTGCCCTGACTTGAACGGAAGGAGAAAGCCTTTACTCAGGTTTCCTGCGCCCGTCAATGCTTTCATCGCGCTTGATTTCAGAACTTTGCCCTTGAAATACTCCGGCGCATTTGCCACGTTCCCGCCGATGTAGTACGTTTCCGGCTGAATCTGAAAATAACTTAAATCGTTGCGCATTGAAGCAATGTATAGCTCCGCGCTGATGTCCTTGTTCGATGCGCTCTTGGTTTTCTTCAGATCGTTCAGGTGCCTTGCTCCGGCCGCGTTTACCGCATATCTCGCCTTGGCGTGTTTGATCATTTCTCGCCGCGTGTATCTTGCTGTGGAGTTGACTGCGACTTTTGCGACCGCCGGTGTCTTTGATTTCAGGTTCCCGAGGATCCGTTCAACTTCGTTGATACCTTCCACGCCAATAACAATGTTGCTTCCCTGATATACAACACTCATTGCCGTACCCTCTGCATGGTCATTCTATACACGCCATCCTCTTCTTTGCACTGTAGGATTGTAAAGGTCCGCTTATGGTCTGTGCCCGCGTCAAGCACAAGCTGCTTGCCGATCTTTGGGCGAGGCCCGTAATCGGACGCTTTAATGTAAAGAATCGTGTGCGATGTATACAGTCCTGTGTCGAAGTTCTGCTTTGCCCCAGCTTCCCAATGCGCTGAATGTTCGCGGAGCGTGCTTTCTTCGACGATTACCGGGACGTCTTCGCCGTCAACATTATGTGTCTCGGCGTGTTCGTCCAGGTTGAAAAACGCAAGGTTGATATCTACTGCCACGCAGTCCTTAAATGTTGGCCGCTGCCATTCTTCCTCCGTTACTTCTCCCTGTGTCCCGTAAGTCTGTTCAAGATCGAATAAAGCCATATTCCCTCCACGAAACAACGCCCCGCCCGGATTTTCCGGGCAGGGCTGCTGTTTTTTACATTACGGTCGCAACGAGCCAGCTATCCGCCTTATCCGGAATCGGAAGTGGATGTGCCTGAAGTTCGATCATGCGGCGATCCGGCCTGTGCTCCACGTAAGAGCGGAGGATGCGGCTGGTCTGTGCAGTGATCCACTGCTGCGAAGCGTCCTCGATATAGGTGCAAGCGCCATAAGCCATCATGAATCCGGGGTTGGACGAAATCAGCACAACCTTGTTAGCCGGGATAAGCGGCTTGGTCTCCGGGTTGGATGCGTCTGTCCAATCATCATAATAGACCTCTGCATACTCGTAGATATCGAGGCTCGGCTTGTTGAGATGGCCGATATATCTTACGCCATTCGGCAGGTCTCTCGGCTGGATAAGGCCCATTTCGATCCGGCGGTTATCAAGCATCTTCTGAACATCTGCATCGGCAAGGAATGCACGAAGTGCGTTCTTGCCCATGATCGCCATATCCACGTTGGCGAAACCGTTGGTCAACGTAGACTCCGCCCAATCGTCCAGATTTTCCAGAATCTTTGCTGCGCTCTGGCCCCATCTCGCCGTACTTGTAAGCGTAACGGTGTTGGTGAAGCCAAAGCTGATAGTTTCGTTGACGCCCGGTCCCACAACGGGGATCTGTCCGGTCAGGATTGCCTGCACGGCCATCCATTCCTCGCGGCGGGTAGCTGCATCATTGAGCCTGTTGTACTCGTCGGTCAGCTTCTGCGCCGCTCTCTGTGCGGGAGTCATGCCGCTGTACAGATCCTCGCCCGGAAGCCTGCTCATGAGCTGATCTGCCGTGGTGATATCGTAAGGATTAATGAGCGGCGGCTTGTAGCTCTCTGTGCTATAGCCTTTATCGAGAAGCGGTGTTCCGCCAACTCTCGGATGCACGAATGCAGCCATGCGGCGGTCTCCCTTCACAATGTCGATATCTACTCTCTCTGTCGCAAAAGTCTTCACGTTCGTGAAGAACTTGTCCTTGAAGAAAGTATGCACCGGCGGTGCGGTTCTCACGACCTCTGCGAGATATCGCGGAGTATAAATGTTGATTTCATTTGCCATTTCGTCATTCCCCCTTTTACTTTAAGAAGATGCCGAGTTTACGGAAAGCAACGTCAATATCCGCGACAGTGACGTTATCTTCCAGTTCCAGTTTGTCTGCGAAGAACTCTCCCGTCAGATAGACCATAACGGGCTTGTTCGCCGCAGATGCCGCCTCTGCCGCAATGCCATAAAGCGCCGAAGTATCGACGGAGTATGATCTGTTTGATTCCGTTGCCTGAAGCTTTGCCGCCTTTCCGTTCGCGTCGATGATAACGGGCGCTCCAAGCGCCAGGGCGGATGCGGATGTCATTGCCTTTGTCTCAATCGGGATATTGGTTCCCGCAATGAGATACTCCGGCTCATATGTGAAGCTCTGCTTTGCTAAATCCATTGCCATGATCTCTGCCTCCTTATCTCTTGTTGGCGTTCCTGATAGCATTCAGGAACTCGTCCTGCTCTCCGCCGTTATTCGTGGGCGTAGAAGTGACTCCATTTGTTCCGCTTGCCTGTGCGTCATTCTTGATCTTTTCCAGGTAAGCTGCTCCCTGGGATTTCACACTCTTAAGCGCTGCGCGTGCAAAAGCATCCGCGCTTACCGGATTCTCGAACATTGCATCGTTTGCAATGGATTCTGAACCGGATACGCTCATTTCCATGATATCCTTGATGCGCTGACGCTCTGTCGCAGTAGCCTCATTCGCCGCCGCCTCTGCAAGCTGATTGCACAGCTCCGGATATGCCTTGCGCAGATCGTCGATGGTTTTAATTTCCATTCCGTCTACCTCCTTGGTGGTAATGGTCTGTACCGGCTCCTTTTCCGCCGGGCTTTTATTTTCAAAACGTCCGGCGGCGGGGGCTGCTGCCAAACTGTCCTGAACGAATTTTGGCGCCTTATCGAAAGGCATGTTCATGCTGACGCTATTTACAAACAGGATTCCGTCGCGGTCTTCCACAACCGGTTCCTCGTCGTCTGTCAGCTCGTCGATAAAGCCGTTGTCTTTGGCCTGCGCCGCTGTCCACCAGCTTGTCGCATCCATGAGCGCGGCTACTTCCTCTTTGTTTCTCCCGGTCTTTTTCGCATAAAGCGTCACGATATTATCTCTGATTGTTTCCATGGCTTCGATGCACTTCTGAAGAGTCTCCGCATCGGCGTAATCAAAGATTCCCATTCTGACCGGGTGAATCATATAGGTGCTGTCTGCCGCCGCTACAACCTTATTGCAATGGCAGGCTACTATGGTTGCGGCACTTGCGCACAAGCCGTCTATCTTTGCGGTAATTTCCGCCCCGTGCTGTTCCAGCATGTTTCCGATAGCCGTAGCCGCGAATACATCGCCGCCGCCGGAATTGATGCGGACCGTGATGCTTTCCACATGTCCGATATTCCTTAAATCTTCTGCAAACTCTCTCGGCGTTGCTTCATCGCCCCACCAGGAGCGCTGTGATATGTCGCCATATAAAAGCAGCTCCGCGCCGCTGTCTGTGGCGTTGTTACGAAACTGCCAGAACTTCTTAGGCATTCTTACCCCTCCTTCTGGTCTTCCCGGCTGCATTCTGCGCCGCCGGATCCCCTTCTCTCCCCGGTGTTGTTGCAGGCTGCGGCCCCTTAGTCTGGTATATTATTTCGTCTACTTCTTTTTTCTGCTTTGCTTCGATTGCCCGCTGCCTGACTACGCGGTTGAAATCTCCGCCCGTCATTTGTGCTGTTTCATCTGCCGCCGTGCTAAAGCAGTTCTCCACGCGAAGCGCCGCCGCTGTAACTTCCTGAACCGGATTGAGATTTGTTCTCGCCGGTCCGCTCCACTCGCAGGTTGTATACGTTTTCCTGATGGCTGGATCCCTAAAGAATCCCGGAGCGTTTATTCTTCCCCTTGCCACTGCTTCTGCGAACCACTCTGCGTAAATCGGCTTGCAAAAATCATCCTTGAACCAGTCCCGCTGCATCTGGCAGGTGCGCCAAAACTCGTTGAGCGCCCCGCGTGCTGCGCTGTATGAAGTCGTAAACTGTTTGAATAACACTTCCGGCGGTATCTCTAACGCCGCTCCGATTTGCCGTATCAGCGCATTTGTGAAAGCATCGTATCCTGTGTTCGGATGCTTTGGGTCGATAACCTGAATCTTTTCTCCCGGCGCCATGTCCACAAAAGCTGCTGATCCAAGTTCCACGGTCCCGTAGTCTTGCGCATCAATCTGCATATCCGGCGGAAGCATTTCTCCGAACGGTCTTCCATCTGCGGGATTCTCTTTGAGTACGGCGATTGTAAGCATGGATGAAAGGACCGCTGCTGTTACTTCCGCGTCGGTGTATCGCCCCATCTGTTTAATGGTTTCCAGAACAGGCGCAAGAATCGGTACGCCGCGCCGCTGTCCTGCCCTCTCGCGGTTCATGATATGCAGAACATTTCGGCGCCCGCTTTCCCGCCCGAATGCTTCTACTCTCGTCCACGTCATTTCTCCTGGCTGTATCGTTGCGATATCGGACAGCGGATGCCTATTGCAGATCCAGTATGCTACCACCGCTCCTTCTGCGTCCGTCTCTACGCCCTGGACTATCTGATGCACGTGAAAGCCCTGAACATCACACGGAACCAGTCTGTCATATTGATCCGGGCTGCATATCCTGTCCGCTTCAATAATCCTGACTCTGAGCGAATACGGCTGCCCGGCTTCTTCTTTTTCCGGAAGGAGCGCGAAAGCGTCTCCGTTCATGATGTAGGAAAGGAACGCTAACTGCTGTAGCTTGTAGAAGTTATCCACTTTCTCTGCATCGCACAGAGGCGTGTCTGCCCACAATGAAAATTCTCTTGATATCTGATGCTGTAGCCGCTCTGTTTCTTCAACGCTTAACCCCAGATATTCCCCGTCAATCTGTGGAGATGGTATCAGGCCCCCGGCAACTACATTTGTGCGCATAGTCTTCAAGGCCGCTGAGGCTGTCGGGATTCCCATGTAGGCATCCCTGCTCCGCTGCCGAAGGGTATCTATGTTGTCCTCAATGTCTTCCTTTGCGCTTCCCCCCGCATAATTCCATCCGCGCATGGTTTTCTTTGTGACATTGGCGCCATAGTTTCCATAGCCTGTGTTTATGATTTCCAGCGCTGTTCTTGCCGCCATCCGGCGCATGGCGTGAACGGGGGCGACGGCAGCAAATGCTTTGTCAATAATGTTCTGTTTTGCCATCTTTCCTCCTTACACGTCCCTCGGTACAAAGTGGTAGAGCCGGTTCCTTCCGCCGGACTTTTCTTCCGCGTCGATCTCCGCCAGCTTTCCCGCCCAATATTCCATTTCTTCCCGGATTTCTTTCAGGTTAGCCCTGGTAAGCATTCTGGTTCCGATCTGGTAGCTCTGCCCCGTGGCGACGCTTTCCTCTGCGGCAAGCCATGTGTTTAATTTTTGTTCGCAGATTTTTCTTGTAAAAATCGCCATGTCAGATTCCTCCTGACCTTACCCGCCTGTGCGGCGTCTTTGGTGTCTGTTCCTGGTTCATCATCAGCTCCGGCGGATTCAGGACTTCCATGATTGCCTGCGCGTAATTCCGGCAGTCCAACGGCTCATTTCTCTTGTGGGCGCTGTCGATCAGCTCCCATACGATCGCGCTGCGCCCCTTCCGGATCCTGACGACCATTCGTTCTGCTGTCAGCCCTTTGAAGTATTCCTCTCCATATCCGGCTTCTTCGTTCAGCGGGAAATGGCAATAGTTCGGCCCGTGGTTCAATACTTTAAGCCGCTGGAAGAGCAGCGCTTTTCCAGTATCTACTCCAATCGTGAACAGCGGCGCTTTCTCGCGGTTGTTCTTTGTTGGGTTCGAGAAGAACGGCACGTCCTGACCGCCCCGGCCTTTCAGTGCCCACACTCTCCGTTCCCACCTTGCCTTTGTGAATCTGTAAACCTCGTTCGCGTGATGGCCGCCAGAGTCCACAAAAGCCGCCGCAATTCGCATGATTGTTCCGTCCTTCCGGTAAAATGGCTGTAATAAAAAAGCGTCCAGATCCCGCCAGACCTGTTCGCTCACCATATCCCCGAATATTTTCTGATATCGGATACCCCAGCTTTCTTTGCCGACGCCCCATCCGACGACTTCCACCTCAAAGCGGTCGTCCTGGACATCAACACCAGCCGTCAGGATCAGAACGCCGTCCGGCACCTGCGCTTCGTAAATCTCCCTGCGGTTGATAAGCTCTGTGTCGTCCATCGACGTTCCGGGTTCGTCCCAAGGCTCTCCCAGCTCAGTATTGATCCACGTTTTGAGCTTGTCATGATCTCCCTGTTTTGATAATTCATTCGCAACAAGGAACTTTTCCACAATCTCTTTCCAGCCGCAGAAGGTT